CACCGCAGTGCAGCTTGCTGTCGCTAACTTCTACGGCGTCACTATCGAGACCCTGTTCGACGACAGCCGCAAGAAGCCAATCTCCACGTATCGGCAGGTAGCCATGGTAGTCGCGCGCCGCGCCTGCTGCCTGTCCACAACCAAGGTCGGACGCCTGTTCAACGAGCGGGACCACTCCACTGTGGTGCATGCCGAGCGCGTCGTCGACCGCACGCCAGAATTGAAAGACGCGGCACTCACGATCATAGCCAAGCTGCGCGGCACGCACGACGATGGGTGGATCAAGGCCGTCCCGTTCAAGCACCGCCCGCTGCCGCCCGCGCATGTGCACCGTCCGCGTACCCTGTCGCAGACCCCGAAGCACCGGCTCAAGAACCTGCAGGCGCAGAATGACGGCATGGGGCGCGCGGCGCCGATCACCCTACCAAAATTCCCGTGGGAGCCGTAGTCAGGATGAAAATAATCACGGTCGATTTTGAAACCTACTACAGCAAAGAGTACAGCTTATCCAAGCTGACGACCGAAGAGTACATCCGCGACCCGCGGTTTCAGGTTATCGGTGTCAGCGTCAAGGTCGACGCCGCGCCAGCGAGGTGGTTCACCGGCACCGCCAAGGAGATCATCGCCCATCTGCGCAGCTTCGAGATGGAGAAGCACGCGGTACTCTGCCAGAACACGCTGTTCGACGGGGCCATCCTGTCGTGGCGCTGCGGCATCCGACCAAAGCGCCTGCTGGATACGATGTGCATGTCCCGGGCCCTGCATGGGGTCAACGCGCGCCACAGTCTCGAAGCGCTGGCCAAGCGGTACGGCGTCGGCACAAAGGGCACCGCAGTGCTACGCGCCATCGGCAAGCGTCGGCTCGACTTTACCCCCGCCGAAATGGCCGAGTACGGCGAGTACGGCATAGACGACTCAGACCTGACCTACGCCATCTTCACCAAGATGATCGAGGCAGGGTTCCCCGCTATCGAGCTGCAGCTGATCGACCTGACCCTGCGCATGTTCACCGAGCCCGTGTTGATGCTCGACGTGCCGCACCTCGAAGGCCACCTGCAGCGGACGGTGGAGGCGAAAGATCAGATGCTCACGGACGCCGGTGTCACGGACAAGAAGGACCTCATGTCGAACAACAAGTTCGCGGACATGCTGCGCGCCCTCGGTGTCGATCCGCCGATGAAGATCAGCGCTAAGACCGGCAAGGAAGCCTACGCCATGGCCAAGAGCGACGAGGAGTTCGTCGCCCTGCAGGAGCACGAGGATATCCGGGTACAGACGCTTGTGTCTGCCCGTCTTGGCAACAAGAGCACCATCGAGGAGACGCGCACGCAGCGACTGATCGACATTGGCAACCGCGGCGTGTTCCCTGTCCCCCTGCGGTACTACGCTGCCCACACCGGCCGCTGGGGCGGCACCGACAAGATCAACCTGCAGAACCTTCCGTCGCGCGGGCCCAACGCCAAGCAGATCAAGAAGGCCATCATCGCCCCCAAGGGCTATGTCATCATCGAGTGCGACTCGTCGCAGATCGAGGCGCGCGTGCTCGCGTGGCTGGCCGGGCAGGAAGATCTCGTGGCCGCGTTCGCCCGCAAAGACGACGTGTACAAGCTGATGGCGTCGAAGCTGTTCGGCGTCGACATCGCCGACATCGACAAGCAGCAGCGCCAGATCGGCAAGGTCGTCGTGCTCGGCTGCGGGTACGGCATCGGTCACGCGAAGCTGCAGGTGTTCCTCAAGCTGCAGGCGGGGGTCGTGGTGTCGCTCGACGAGGCCAAGCGGATCATCGACGTGTACCGGTTCTCCAACGACCGTATCAGCCAGCTGTGGAAGGACGCGCAGAACACCCTCAAGCACCTCACCCTCGGAGACCGCCTGCCGTTCGGGCGCGCTGGCGTGCTCGACGTAGACCCCCGGGCACCGGGGATCATCCTGCCGAACGGCCTGCCTATCCTGTACGACAACCTGCGTGCAGAGGCTGGCGAAAAAGGGTACGAGTACTTCTACGATACAAGACAAGGTCCGACGCGTATCTACGGTGGCAAATGCGTCGAGAACGTCGTGCAGGCGCTTGCGCGTATCGTCGTGGGCGAGCAGATGGTAAAGATCTCAAAACGGTACAGACCTATCTTGACAGTGCACGACAGTGTCGTATCCTGCGTTCCCGAGGCCGAAGCAGACGACGCCCGGGAGTACATCGAAACCTGCATGCGCTGGACACCGAAGTGGGCGCCGGGTCTCCCGGTCAACTGCGAGTCTGGTGTGGGCACGAGCTACGGAGCCTGCGAGTGACTGCATCCCCCGCCCCATGGTCGTTCAGCAAGATCAAGTCCTTCGACACGTGCCCCAAGCAGTTCTACCACGTGCACGTCCTCAAGCAGTTCCCATACCAAGAGACCGAGGCCACGCTCTACGGCACCGAGTTCCACAAGGCAGCCGAGGAGTTCATCCGCGACGGAACACCAGTTCCCGCCAAGTTCGCCTTCGCCGCCGACGCGCTGCAGGTGCTGGCCGACAAGCCCGGCGACAAGTACTGCGAGTACAAGTTCGGCATCACCGACGCACTGGAGCCCTGCGACTTCTTCGCCAAGAACGTCTGGTTTCGCGGCATCGTGGACCTACTGATCGTCGACGGTGACACCGCGTGGATGATCGACTACAAGTCGGGCAAGTCGGCGCGCTACGCCGAGAAGGGCCAGCTTGAACTCATGGCGCTGGCGATGTTCCGGCACTTCCCGCAGGTCAAGCACATCCGCGCCGGGCTGCTGTTCGTCATCGCGACCGAGTTCATCAAGGACACCTACGCCCGCAACAAGAGCAAAGAACTCTGGCTGAAATGGCTGTCAGAGTATGCTAAGATGGAGACGGCGTTCGACGCCGGAGTCTGGAACCCGAAACCGAGCGGTCTGTGCAAAAAACACTGCCCCGTGCTCGAATGCCCGCATAACGGAGGTGCGTAATGACTACCCAAGATATCGCTGACGGCGCTGACACGATGATCCTGCTAAACGCAGAAGTCGAGAAGCGCATCCTGCTGGCGCTGCAGGCAGTCCTGCCGACGCTGCTGTTCACACCCCTGCATACTTCGGCGGTGACCCCCAAGACCGCCGACGACGAGCTGGATCAGCTTCGGGCGTCCACGGCCGCCGCCCTGCGCACCTGCGTGGAGAAAATCGTGCAGATGTACGCGTCCACGTACACCCACCAGCTGTACGGAAGCTCGGTGTATCAGACCGGGTACAGCCCTCCGAGCTACACAACCGCAACACAGATCGCTACCCAACAGCAGCTCGCCGCCCAACACCAGCAGATGATCCAAGCGCATCTCGCTTCTCAATACCGGCAGACGGCTAAATACCAGCCGCCGCAAAGTATCATGGAACGTATCGAAGTCGCCGGCGTAGGAGCGATACGCATTGCAGAGGAGGGAGCCTGATGCCCTACAAGAACCCAGAGCAGGACCGCGACTACAAGCAGGAATACAAGAACCAGAAGGAGCGGGGTGAGCACGAGGACCGCATGGAGCGTCAGCGGGCTCGGAACGCGTTCGACAAGAAGCACGGGCGCTCCGCCCGCAAGGGCAAGGACATCGGCCATAACAAGCCGCTGGCCCGGGGCGGAAGCAACGCCGACGGCTACAAGCTGGAAGACCCGAGCAAGAACCGTGCCAAGGGCGGCGCGATGAACGGCAAGAAAAAATAGGGCGGTATGCGCCCTACATAACCGGAGCCGACATGCAGATCTTCCAGAACAAGGCGCTCCTTCTGCGCCTCAAGAACCCCGCACCTGTGCTCGCTGCAGTGCCAGACAGTCAGGCCGTGGACGAGCACACGGTGGCCGTGAAGTGGGACGTGCCACAAACCCACGCACTACGTCGGCTCAAGCTGGCGGCTCCGTCGCCGATCACCGGCCGGTACAACTGGCCCGGCAAACACCGGCCCTTCAAGCACCAGAAGGACACCGCGGCGTTCCTGACGCTGCACCAGCGGGCGTTCTGTTTTTCGGAGCAGGGGACTGGCAAGACGTCGAGCGCCATTTGGGCCGCCGACTTCCTCATGACCCGCGGTGTCATCCGCCGCGTGCTGGTGGTCTGCCCGGTGTCGATCATGGGCGCGGCATGGCGCGCGGACCTGTTCAACGTCGCGATGCACCGCACCGTGGACATCGCCTACGGCTCTGCCGAGAAGCGCCGCAAGATCATCGCGGGCGGCGCCGAGTTCATCATCATCAACTTCGACGGGCTGCAGATCGTCAAGGATGAGATCCTTGCCGGTGGGTTCGACCTCATCATCGTCGACGAGGCCAGCAGCTACCAGAACACCCAGACCCGCCGGTGGAAGACGCTGGCCAAGCTGCTGAAGCCCGACACGTGGCTGTGGATGATGACCGGTACCCCCGCCGCGCAGGGGCCCGAGAAAGCCTATGGTCTGGCCAAGCTGGTCAACCCCGGCAACATCCCCAAGACCTTCGGCGCGTTCCGCGATCAGGTGATGTACAAGATCACCCAGTTCAAATGGGGCGTGAAGGAAAACGCCGTCGATGTCGTCTACCGGGCGCTGCAACCGGCCATCCGCTTCACCAAGGAGGAGTGCCTCGATCTGCCCGACCTCGTGTACACCAAGCGCGACGTCGAGATGACCCCGCAGCAGAAGCGGGTCTACGAGAAACTCCGCAAGGAGATGCTGCTGACGGCAGGGGGAGAGACGGTCACCGCGTCCAACGCGGCCATCGTCATGACCAAGCTGCTGCAGATTTCGTCTGGCTCGGTCTACACCGACGATCAGAACACGATCCATCTCGACATCAGCAGCCGGTACAAGGTGCTCAAGGAAGTCGTCGACGAGGCAGCCAACAAGCTGCTGGTGTTCGTGCCCTACAAGCACACGATCCGGCAGGTGGCCGAGAAACTGCGCGCCGACGGGGTGACCTGCGACGTCATCAGCGGCGACGTGTCTGCGAGTGACCGCACCGACGTGTTCCACGCCTTTCAGACCGCGACCGACCCGCGCGTGCTCATCATCCAGCCGCAAGCTGCGGCCCACGGCGTCACGCTGACCGCCGCCGACACCATCGTCTGGTGGGGCCCCGTCGCCTCGCTGGAGACCTATGCACAGGCCAACGCCCGTATCCACCGGCATGGCCAGACCAACAAGTGCACCGTCGTGCAGCTCGTGGGCTCGACGGTCGAGCGCCGCGTGTACAGCATGCTGGACGACAAGATCGACGTCCATTCGCGGCTGGTCGATCTGTACCAGAGTTTGCTTGACTAAGCGCTAATAATGCGCTATCACCGTAAAACAACAATAAACGCCCGTAGGAGACCGACATGGCTGAGACTGAACCCAAAGTGAACACCGACCCGTCAGTCGACAAAATGACGAAGGTGTACATCAAGATGCGTGACGCCAAAGCCAAGCTGGCTGCGGAGTTCAAAAAGGCCGACGACGAACTCACCGAGAAGATGGACACGATCAAGCTGGCGCTGCTCGACTACTGCAAGCAGCACAACGTCGAGAGCGTTCGCACCTCGGAGGGACTGTTCTACCGCACCGTCAAGACGCGGTACTGGACCAGCGACTGGGCGGCGATGCACGCATTCATCCTTGAGCATGAGGTGCCCGACTTCTTGGAGAAGCGGCTCAATCAGGGCGTCGTCAAGGAGTTCTTGGAGGCCAACCCCGACGTCGCGCCACCCGGCCTGAACACCAACTCGGAGTACACCCTGTCTGTGAGGAAAGCATGACCATCGCCCACTACGTCTCTACCGCCGACGTCGCCGCGCGCTTCAACGTGTCGTCGTCGACCATCATGGGAATGATCCGCGCCGGGGAACTCCCGGCAGGGTCGTACCTGCGCATCGGCCGCGTCTACCGTTTCGATCTGGAACGGATCGAGGTGGAGCTGCTGAAACGGGCCGCGACGAAGCCCGCGCCCCCCGCCGAAGCCCAGCTGGGCTTCGACTTCGACCCCAACGAAACTCTGGAGTAAGACATGAGCACTCTCGATCTCTTCAAAGGAAACCCGCTGGTCAACAGCGACCTGTTCAAGTCCCTGATGGACACGACGCGTCGCATGGCCGGTGGCATGGGCGGCGGTCCGCGGATCAGCATCCGTGGGTCCAAGTGGCGCCTGATGGAAGGCGGCAATCAGGTGTCGGTCAGCAAGTCGGACACCATGAACATGGTGGTGCTGGACGCCGCGCCGGTGTCGCGCACCTACTACGAGGGTGCCTACGACCCGGA